ATCTTCCATGCCCTTCATCTGGTCAGTTCCTCTCGTATCGAACATTTCGTGTTCATAGACTAGATTACCGTCCAGTTTCGACTTCTTCCTGTCGTCAAGATATAATATAACGGCGTTGTTCATGCATTGCGTAATATATGCGAAACATGAAGTATCTAGCGCCTCGTCGAACCTGTTGCAATATTTTAATGCTGCAAGGACTTCCTCGTGCATTATGTCTTCTCTTTCCTCGTCCTTTATGAGCGACATCTTAACAAGTACGCCCTCTGCAATCTTGTAGAAAGCCTTTACTAGCTCAAGCTGTACGGCCTCGAATTTCCTGATGTCCTCCATGCTCGGTACACCCCTGTTGTCGTAAAGGGCTTTCCTTCGGTTGATAAAGTCCTGTACTGCAGGCCATTTTTCAGGTTTCTTGATGCAGCGGGTCTTCATGGTATTCTCGTACCTTTGAATCCAATCGCCCTTGTCGTTGTAGTTCAGCTTGACGTATTCCGTCACTAATTCCTTCAATTTGTCATTATCTATGTAGTCTGTTGACTTCTTTTTCCTACCCATATAGTTTAATACCTCTTCTTTCGCGTTTCTGGATAGCCTGGAGGCCTTATTTAGGACTTACCCTAGTTACCCTACTGTTTTAATAATTAGCTGTTTAGAAGCTCCATACGCTTAAGAATTTTTACAAGTCCCTTTAGACGCTTACGCCATGCTTTAGGATCACTTTTGAGGAATAGGAAATGTACACAGTCGTGAGACTCTTTATTCAACATTATAAAATTCTCTTCTGTAAGGTCGGTATACTGCTCATGGTCTAAATTTTCATGGTGACAGTTTGCAGTCTTGCTCAGCTTATTGCCCGTGATTGGGTCAGTCTTTTGCTTTTCCATGAGCTGCTTACGGAATTCAAGCCACCTCTTTGTCTGTCGGAATCGTTTTCTTTCTTGCGCGTTCATGTTTAAAATATAGAAAATATTTCATTCTGTTAAAATATTTTTACATTTATTCTGATTATATTGTTAAGACTATTGCAATAATTATAATAATATAATATATTATATTATAATAATATAATAACCTGGAAAGTCAATGTTACTATGTAACCTGAGCCAAAATTGGCCTTTTTGAGACAAAAATAAGGTTTTTTGGGAACATTGACTTTAGACAACCCTATATTCCCACTATATTACCCTTTGAAGAATTTACAGAATAAAACTTTGAGCTTACAAACATAGAAAAATTTACTATATTTGAGAACATAAATAATAGGTACGGTAATTGTTTGATGTCTTGCGTTCTTAATCAAACGTACTGAACGATAGAATTTCTTTATTAGTTGTCCTCAATCAAGAAGTCCTCTTCGGTGAACGCAAGCATCGGAGAGGACTTTCATAATGAAACAAGATTTAAAGATTTATACAACAGCATCTATCGAAACTCTAGAACATGCTATTGAAGAAGCAAAGAAATGTACAGACGATGAATCCCTGCAGACATTTCTAGATATGACGCCGATTGTATTTTATCGAGTAGAAGACAAGAACAAAGAGAACGGTTTATCGCTTGAAATGCTGCTTTTACAGCTTAAGGATAAAATCGGTAGACGAACAGTCAAGAATACTGTCGAAGTTCTTACACAGCACCTTAACGATAAGCTCGGTTTTAAGGAAACAAAGCAGAAAGAAAGCGTTTTACGCAGGACTAAAGGTCCAAAATATACTAAAGAAGAGCTACAGCTAGAGAAAGTTGACGTTGAACTGCGTGATGAGCTCTTAAAGATTAACAATTTCGATAGAAACTTGTTTAAGAACTTCAAGCTTTGCGGAAATCAGTTAGTTCTTATCGACGAAAATGATTGTGAGCTGCTACTTGAAGACGCGATGGGCAAAGTTTTCATTGATAATATTCATTGGATTAAACCTACTGGCCTAGCATATAGGGTAATGAATACCTTTATGACAAAGGTAGGAATCTATTACAAGCAGTTGTCTGAATATTTGGCACAGCTTGATATGAGTGAACTTGAATTCGATACGAACAATGAGATTATCGAAACTCCGATTGAAGACTTTATTGACCAGAATCTACCGTCTTCATTCTTGACGTTTTATAAGATTAGAGCTATATTTGAAACATGGACCGACGACGGTAAGAAGTATAAGTCTCTTAGGGGATTTGACCTTAAGCGTAATCCGAAGATTGAAACATATAATGACATATTCCAGTATGTCCTCGATAACTGGAAGAAGTATAAGATGATGATTGACGGTCAGTCGAAATTTATCGCATGGTCTAATAAGGCTGAAGAGACTTCAGTTTCTCACTGGTTTCCTGAACGTGTTACAAAACTTCCAAAACCGTGGGAAGATTATATCAATGAGAAAATGCCAGAGAAGCATTTCCAGATGCGACTGATTACGTTCCTCGGAATGTGTATGGACGATTCGAATACTACGCAACAGTATCTTATTATTTCTGATAAGGGCGGTACGGGTAAAGGCGTCATGATGCGTGCGCTGGAATCTGTCTTGCCGAAGAATTCTATTTCTTATATCGGGCAAAGCGCTTTGTCTGACACTAATGAATTCGGTCTTGCCGGTATCAAAATCTGGAATACCCATATTTCTGTTATGGAAGAATATTCAGACAAGACATTGTGTTCTGACAAGGCAAAGGAACTTATCGCTAATAACCCGATGAACTTAAACGTAAAGGGAAAGTCTCATGTTCGTTGGGAACCTATCAATCATAAGCTGATTGTATTCTCCAATACACCAGCTACGATTAAGGAATACGCGAACAGACGTAGAGCAATTCCTATTACCTATGTCGGACAATATAAGTGGACACAGGAAAAGCAGGATGCGTTAAATTCGACAGCAAAGGATTTCTTGAATTTCTGTTATACAGTCTATAAGCAAAATCCGTTATTTAAGAATAACCGTTATATCGTTCTGTCTAAGGAAGAGGAAGACGAATATCTGAAAGATCCAAGCAAGATTGAAGGTATCTCGGACGATAATCTTACAAAGCGAGCATTCAACGAACCGTTGCTTAAAGAATATTTCAATACTGACGAATACACAGATACGGAAGATTATATTGATTATGAGAATTTCTTCGCAGAACATTTCGATGAATGCAGTGATAAGAATAAGTTTATCAGCGCCAAGGATATGAAAGACTATATCATCGAAATGCTCGTAAGCGACCAGTATAAAGAATACAGGGAAGCGTTCGGCTTTACGTTTGTTCGTAACGGCGGAGATGTCGAAGGTAACATCAATACCCGCGATAAGGCATGGTGGAAATGGACACAGTATTTAAACAGCGCACATGGAATAAAATATGTTCGCATGAAGAAGAATAATAAAGTATATTTGGCATATCCGATGACCAAGAAAGTTGATACAGTGCTTGACCAGAATACATCAGAAAATATTGATTGGGGTTTATAATGATTTATTATGCGAATAAATTTGAAGTATCTAGTAAACCAGTCGAAGGTATGGAATACGAAGTTCTTAACGAGCTTCGTAGCCAATACCGATTTGACGGTAATTGCTTAAAGCATACCAGGTTTCTATTCGAATCTGATTCTCTACCGCTTGAAGAACAGAAGAAACTTATTGAACAGCATTTGGACAATATTAGCCGTGTTACGTTTTCAGGTAAGAAATCTTACCATGTCATTATAGAATTTCCGCATAACTATGAAGACTTCTGCAAGAATAACTATAAGCTGATATGGAATTTCTTTAATGAAGAATATTTCGACGGGAAATGTGATACTGCATGTTCAAATCCGTCAAGACTGACTAGAAGGCCCGGAGTTATCCGTAAAGATACCGGTAAAGAACAGAAATTGATATTCAACGGCGGAAATCAGGTCGATTCTGAAGCATACGGTAACTGCTACATTTACGTTTATGACCAGAAAGAACGAATGTTAGCCCGTGATGAATTGACTTCGAAATATCTTGAATTTATTGGAAACGGTTCAAAAGTCGATTGCTCTAGATGGGAAGTCGTTACACGTTATTTAGATACACCGTTTCCGTATATGACAGGAAATGGAAATTCGTCTAAATGGCTGTATGCAGCGTTAAAAACGTGTCAGAAATACGATGACGAGCATACTATGCAACTAATTATTGATAAGGCGAAGAGAGAAGGTTGGACCGATAAAGAAATTCAACATAAATTAAAATAATTTAACAAGGCAAAAACTTTTACTATATTTGTATATGTAAGTTAATGACGACTTACACAAAGATAAGGAAAAATAAAAATGATTAACTATAATGAAGTGTACACACAAAAGACTAACGAAGCATTCGCAAACATCGAAAAGACAGGTATGTATCATGGCCGTCTTATGGCTGTGAAAATTTCTAAGGAACCTGAACAGTTTGTCAAGGAAGGTAAGGAACCGAAGAACTTGATTTCTTTTCTTTGGGACTGTAAGAATAAGGCCGGCGAACATGTTCATGTTTCTACAAATACAATGGGTATTTCCTTTACAGACAAGTCAAATTTAACGAAGTTCTGGAACGGTATTAAGCAAGTAAAGTCTCTTAATGATTATCTTGGAATAGTTTACGGTAAGGACAACAAGGTTAACGACCTTTATGCGTCTTTGCAGATTAAGGTTGAAGAAAAGGAAAAAGGAACTTTCGCAACTGTAACATCTGTTATTGAAGGTGATGAAGTAAATAAAGACTTTGGTACTTCTAAGATTTCTGATTATGATAAGAAAGTTTACGGTAAAGAATGTATCAGCATTGATATTAATCCGGCATATTGTGAAGAAATTGCAGTTGAACAGGATGCTCAGTCTGATTTCTTTAAACGTGTAGAAAACGCTTAAATAAGTACCGTTACGTTCATCTTTTTAGTCATATTATTCTCCGAACGTAACGGTACTGCTGCCTATTGAGTTTCTCGCTTCTAAATGTCTTATTCATAGCTCGATAGGCAGCTTTAAATTTCTATTGGCATACATAAATTCCTTGATATACTAATCCCCTTTGGTTAAACGCCTGAGGGGATTTCTGTTTTAATAAATAAGTATATAAGCAGAGGTTAAAATGCAAGAACTTATCAATATTCTCAATGAAATGGCCGAAAAGTACGGAATCTCCGAAGACGATATGGCTACAATCCAGGAAGCAATCTCCAATGTCGAATCCAGCGGTGACGAAGAATTCGAATATAAGGAAGATGTTGACGTTTCTAAAGATTCCGAAAAGCCGGAAGATTGTGAAGATTAATATTATTTAACAGAAAGGAAAATCGTAACTATGACGAAGAAAAAGAACGATAGTAAAAAGGAATTACAGGAAAACACTTTGAATTTCGATGACAAGACAGTGGCAGACTGCTACGAAGGACTTGTCTGTCTCGACATCAAGCTAAGCAAGCTAATCGATATTCTTGAACCGGTAGCAAAGTATATCGAAGATAAGCGTAACGGCTGTTTGACAATCTAGGAGGCGTTATGGCAAGACTAGGAGCCAATATTACGGCGGCCAGGAATGCCAGAATTGCCCAGATGGAATATCTTATGGAGAATATGCAGGAACCGGACTTCGGCGCCTGCATTTCCGATACCGGTAAATTTAACAAGGCCGGAATTACTTGGCGAATTCTGAATACCAAGGTCAACAATAGCAAGAACCATACTGGAGGCAGCTATTTCACCCAGGATAATATCGGGTGGCTAATGGCCCATATCCAGCAATATTTCCCGTTAGAACTTCGTAACACGAAACACGGACACGGCAAGAAACAGTGGAGTACTCCGTTGTGGAATTATGATTCTGTACGTGTAAAGGAAGATCATCCGGTTTCAGATGAGACTCAGGAATGCGTTGACCGTTTCATTATCTGGCTAAACAACATGAAGTCGATGATTGAAGACGCGTTATGTTCTGAATATTACGGCGTAGGACGTCCTCAGTGTATCGAAATCCTCAAGCGCAGGTTCTCCAGCAACTGGGGCGAAGCTGCAAAGTCGACCGAAGTAAAGGTTAACGACAACAAGACAGATACGAAACTGGAGATTGTAATTACAGATGCAGTTTAAGATAGAGCTTTTGCCTATACAGAAGAAGCTCTATTATTCTGACAAGATGTACGCTGGCATCTGGAGTTCTAGAGCTACTGGAAAGACATATATTCTTTCATGGCTGATTACTCTTGCCATTATTCAGGGCAAGAAGTGTCTGGCATTTTCTCAGACTTCAGATTCTCTTAAGCAGAACCTGTTCAACGAAGTATTGCAGCGATTCAGGGAACTGGGAATCGAGCCTGTATACAACCAAGTTTCGAGAATGATTTCGTTTAACGGCGGGCAGGTACTTGGATATACCTACGAAAATACGGAAAACGTTCGTGGCCAGACTAATATCGAATATTTGTTTCTGGACGAACTTGCATTGGCGCCAAGTGACCTGTTGGCCATTGTAGGTCCTTGTATGCGTGGTGAGAACATCAAGCCTAAAATCAGGTTCTGTTCTACTCCTCGTATGGGTTCTTACTGGAACAGGATTGTACGTGACCACATGCGTGTAGGCGACTGGGATGTATTTACCGGTACTTATAAGGAAAATACGAAACTCAGCGCAGAATCGATTACGTTGATTGAATCGTCCGTTGTAGACCCTTTAATGAGGCAACAGGAACTCGAAGGTACTATTATCGAAACCGTCGTGGAGAACTGTATCTTGAACGGTATCAAGATGTCGAACTGCTGCAAGGGAAAGGACAGCAATTACGTAATGGGAGTTGACGTGGCACGTTTCGGAAACGACAGTACGGTTATAGTAATCAGGGATTCATATCATATCGTTGAAAAGATTCCCCTGTTCCATGCAGATACTTATACGGTTTCCAATAAGATTGAGGAAATGTTACGTAAGTATCGAATCCAGAAGGTATATCTTGACGGTACTGGCGGTTTCTCTTCTGGTATCGAGGATTATTTGAAACTTGGACATAATAATATAGTATCTGTCAATTTCGGCGGGAAGTCTTCGGATCCGAATAACCTTAATACAAGGGCAGACATCTATACGAACCTAGTAAAGGCCATAGACGACGGTTTCTTTATCGACGATTCAGAGATGCTCGACGAACTGAATGCGACCTCTTATATCATATTGCAATCCGGCAAGAAGGCCATAGTGCCAAAGGACAAGATTAAGGAAATTCTCGGACATTCTCCGGACGCACTGGACGCATTGGCCCTTACGTTCTATCCGGACATGACTATTGACAGGGCAACTGAGCAAAAATACATGAATATGTTTTTTAGATGATAATAAATAATTCATGAGCTCAGATATTATTTTAAAAATTAAAGACAAATTGACACGTTCCTCTGGATTTTACAGCGATTTAGTCGCCCGTAAGAAGAGAGACCGTGAAATTTTTGGCGGTACTTTCTGGACATCGGAAGTAGTTAATTCTACCGACCGTGTGGACCGTATCTGCCGTAATTTTTCCATGTACGCAAAGTACATGAACGCAATCGTTTCGCCGTTCTCTAAGAGTCCCTATCATGCGGAACTCGAAGACCCGGATGGAATTTACAAGAAGGTCCAGCAATATATCGACGACCTTGAAAACGACAATAACGCCAAATACGTCTTCTTGGAAGCGGTCCGACACGCCTGTATCGAAGGTGTCGGATTCTTTATTCTTTCAATCGTTGACGGTAAGGTGACTGTAGAGGCGGTAAGAGACACAGGACATGTGGCTTTGGATCCGACCTGTCAGGACCTTGATGCAGGTGACTGCGAATATGCGGCAATCGTCGACTTTATCGCGTTATCTAAGGCACGCAGGCTTTACGGTGACGATGTAGCGGATTACGAAGGAAACTGTATTCTTTCTGACATCGGAACCCAGTGGACAATCCCATCGGAATCTATTCCTATCGTTACGTATTATGAACTGGGAAGCGACGGTAAGGTTTCCATGTGGAAGGCTTGCGGTAATAAGATTGTTACTGACGAGGTAAAGCTTGAAATGACCCGTGTGCCTATTTTCCGTATCTGCTTTAACGAAGTCGTAAGGAATAACAAGGTCGACTATAACGGAATCGTTGATATGACTGCCGATTTGCAGTTCGGTATCAACCTCGCATACTCTACGTTGCTTGAAAGAGCCAATCGCACGCCAAAAGCAAATTTCCTCATGCCGGCAAAGGCAATTGACGGTTTGGAAGAATATTACAGGAAACTTCACACGAAGGAAAGCCTTGTTGCACTGTATAACGGCGATGTCGCTCCTACGCCTATAGTCGAAGCCTATCAGACACAGGATTTGCTTTCTACCGTTCAGGGCTGTAACGACCTTATGTCTTCTGTTATCGGCGTTCCAACTGATGGAATTCAGCCGTTTACACAGAACCAGACCGCTACGGAAATTCTAGTACAGCAGGCCAATTCTGAAAGCAATGTGAATGCTCTGTACACCAATGCATATAATTCGATTTATTCGTTCACTAAGGCACTCTGTGAACTTTACTGCTGGCAGGAAAATATCGAAAAGCTTCCGACATTCAAGCTCGTTAACGGACCAGAAGTCATTACCAAGCTCCAGAAGCGTAGACAGCAGCTGTTGGCAATCTCTCAGCTCGTAGACGACAAGACCAAGAAGATTCTTGCAAAGGCTTACGTTTCTACTTTGGACGAAGATGTCAAGGAAGAAGTGCTTCCGGATATTATCGCGAACAGCGAAGACATTATTTGGGTTTCTGATTCCGAACACAAGGCTGACCCTTATGCAGTCAATACCCTTAACCAGATGAACGCGGTTCTCGAGGAAACTCAGAATGCCCTTGAACAGTCTCTTGCTGCAAATGCAGAACTCAAGAAAGAAATCGACGCATTGAACATGCAGCTGATGAACCAGAAGGAACAGATTCTGAAGGATATGATTATCCACAACGACGAAATGCACCTCAAGGAACAGCAGATGCAGATTGACGCCGCTGAGGCCAATGTGGATCTCGAAGCCAAGCAGGGACAGGCAAATGTCGCAATGACGAAGGAACTAATCTCTCTCGAAAAGGAAAAGATGAAACTCGCGTCTGAACAGCAGAAAGCTGCAAATATCGAAATGCAAAAAGAAGTAGAAATGGAAAAGGAGTTTGATTATGGTATGGACAGGATGGAATCCGTACGCTGAGTTTTGGTCTAGACTAGCAGCTAATCCAGCCAAGCAGGCTCAAGCAGCAATGGAAGCTATGCAACCGCAGGAATTCCGTCCTGCGAAGGCTTCCGTGCCTTTTACCAATACACCGGCAAGGGCATCTTCTACTTTTGTAAGGAATATTCGTTATCTGCCGCAATCCCAGGTTTCTTTGGTACGTTTAGGCAATAATCCTTATTGGTATAGGATGACTCCGCGTATGTTGGCTCAATGGTTGAATTCTAGAAGCCTTGGTCAGTATTATAACAATTACATAAAGCTTAAGTAGGAATTTATATGAGCACAGTAACTATCAGAGACATCATTACCAATTCATGCGACGCGGCAAGGCTTGTCAATCGAAACCAGCCAATTCCTGGCAACATTTTCGTAACGGCATATACGCTTTTGCAAAGACGTCTTGACCAGTACAGCAATACACATTTGCTGTCTTTCCTTCAGAAGGAAATCGATATTGACGAAGTAAAGCCGAGACTGACTGTTGGCCAGTACGTGCCTAAGGACAATGTAGTGATCGTTGAGACTATTGACGGTTATCAGCCGGAACTTGTCGATATCTATGTATTCGATAAGTCAACTAAGAAGGCTTACATTGTCAACAGCTCTCGTGAATTAATTTACCAGGGCGACAACAGAAGCGATTTGTTCGAAGTCTATCCGGATGTCGAAATCAATGACCTTCATCAGATTCTGCGTTGTTATGTCAATTACGGCAATACGGAATATGACAGATGGACTGAACTGGGATTCGTTTCCTTCGAGGACTTCTTCGACAGGGCATACGGAACCGGAGTTTATTCGGTCAATATCAAGAGCGACGTTGAACAGCTCGTACTTACGAAGGAACCGATTACATATTCCAAGATGAAATTGGTCTATTCTGTACCGTTCGAATTTGACGCCGATACTGAATTGAATATCCCTCGCCAGTTTATTGCCTTGTTCACGGCTGGACTTACATACGATTTGGCTATGTCGTTCCCGAGACTCGGTGACAGTACGACTGCGATGCTCAAACAGCGTTTAGATGAACTTGAGGAAAATGTGAGAGGAAGTTCCTCCGTCAACAAGTTCATCTCGCGCGACATGCGTTACAATCCGTGTTTGACTTACGGTGAATTCAAGGCAGGTACATTCCTGCTCTAAGGAGAACTATGGCATTAATTCAAAATATTGTCGGTCCGTGGAGTAAGTCCAATATCCGTATAGCCAACCTTTCGGAATCTATCAACATGTACCCTGAGACACAAGGACAAGGTGCATCTGCCGATACGATGTTGCGTTCCATTTGCGGTACTTCAGTATTCGCGGAAATCGAAGGTCATTGCCGTGGCCTATACGAAGCGGACAAGGGCCTTGACGGTTTCCCGATACTTTTTGCCGTTTACGGTCCGAAGCTCTATGCTTTCGTAGACGGTGAGCCGTACGAGATTTACAGCAACCTGACGAATTACAATACTCCTGTGCATATGTGTCAGACAGGCGGTAAGAATCCGCATTTGATTATTGTCGACGGAGCAAACGTTATAGCGGTCGATACTACGTTATCCGTAGAGGAAATGCGTGTTGACATCAGGACTATTCAGCTTCCGTATCGTGTCAATTCCGATAGCCAGAGAATCGTTCCGACACATTGTGCATATCTTTACAACTACTTGATTGTCAATGACGCCGGTACCGACGCTTTCTATACTTCATATCAATATCCGTTCGAAGTTACTGACGATTTGGACCAGATTGATTATGACATCTTCCAGGTCAATACGACTCAGTATAAGGACTACGGTTTCATAACCTATTCTGAATGGTCTCCTGACAATACTACAGCCTTGATTTCCAACGGCACATTGCTCTATACTTTCGGCCCGAAGTCTTCTCAGATTTTCACTTACAATTCCGACGTCGACATGCCGTTTGTTTCTCCGACAAACTGTGCGAACATGATTGGTATCAAAGCTCCTGACAGTTTGGCTATCGTAGGCGATTACGTATTCTATCTCGGTAGTTCCGCTATAGGTGAAAACGGAGTTTATTACTGGAGAGGAAACCAGTTGACCCGTTGCTCTACGCCGGATGTAGAAAGGCTTATTCAGGGATTCCATGCGGCCCAGGATGCTAGAGGACAATGCTGGACAGAAAATGGTCATATCTTTTATGCCTTGTCTTTCGTAGACGACGATTATACGCTTGTATATGACATCATGGAAGATAAGTGGCACAGACGCAGTACGAAAGACGAGAGCACTAACGCTCATCATCGCTGGAGACCGGAATTCGGAATCAGACATAACTCCGATATTCTATTCGGCGTAGATAACTATGTCGTGAAGATGGATATTCACAAATGGACTGAACATGACGGAAGGCCAATGATTCGTATGCGTAAGAGCGGGGCGATGGTTTCTTCTTTCAACCAGTTCATTGTCGACGGTATCAAGCTTATCTGCAATACTGGCGATTTCGAGAACGCTAACCTGGTCCCTCAGATTATGATGCGCTATTCCGACAAGGGAGGCACTTGGAGCAACCAGGAAATCGGTCTTCTCGGACGACAGGGCGAATACGGTACGGAAGTCGAATGGTTCAATCTGGGAATATTCTCTGTGGCAAACATAGAAATTTCTTGTTCAGATCCAGTTGACTTCGCAATCATGGCTGCAAAGATTCAGTTCAAGGAGATTGACGCGCTATGATAATCAATGACGTATCGAGATTCAGTAACGAACAGGAACTGGCTGACGCTCTTCAGGGTAAATACGCGAAGGATTACCAGAAGAGCTATAAGCTTACGTTGATTAAGAACATTTGCTTTATTAACACGCTTGAATCCTGTGCAATCGACAATTTGCCGGACCATTATGTCTTCAGCTATAGGGATAATTCTGGCTGGCACACGGTTTCTGAGGGCACGAACTCCGTTACGGTTGACGGTGTTTCGTGTTTCTTCTTTACAATTAAGAACACATAATAAATATTAGAGAGGTTTATGAATTATGGCTAGTTATGGTTCAAATGCTATACAAGGTGCCGGTACAGGAGCTGCTGCTGGAGCTGCTTTTGGACCATGGGGCGCATTAATCGGCGGTGGCGTTGGTACACTTGCAGGTTTGTTCACAGCTTACGAGCAAGCACAAGATGAAAAACGTAAGCGTGATATACTTGAGAAAGCTGCACAACAGTTAAATACTGATACGGACACTTTGGAGAAAATGGCACATGATTATTATACAGAAAATAAGTCTACAGGTCGTGACACTGATGTCACTATGTATCGAAATCTTGTAGATACCTATGACCCTAATGAGTTCGTGTATGATGCTCCTGAATTTGAAGACAATTTCGACGTAAACGACTACTATGCGGCAAACAAGGATGCGATTATCGATAAGGTCGCAGATACCATTCAGCACCGTGCTGCAGGTCAGGGAATCGGTCGTGGAACTGGAGCCGCAAATGCTATAGCTACTGGAGTTGCAGAAAAGAATGAAGATTTATATAAGGATGCTCTTGCGGCACGTAATGCAGACCGCCAGTTCGCTTATTCGCTATGGCAGGCTAATATCCAGAATGCTCAGAATAGGCTGAGACAGTTGCAGGAAGGTAAGAATACTCAGCTGTCTCTTTATGGCAACTTGGCCAAGGATTATCAGGATTGGCAGAATGCTAAATTCCAGACTGATTTGGATTTGGAAAAACAGAAAATGAATAACAGCCTTAACCTTACATTGGCTAGTATTTAAGGAGAGATTATGTACGGATTAGATGTAAATTATCAGTTACCTGACCTTATTAACTGGTCAAATGTTCAACAGAATCGAATCGACCAGCGTGCAAAGGAACGCAATGACGCATATCGTAACCTGATGCAGATGCTAGGTCGTGGAGTCGGAGCCTACAAGATGAATCGTGACTATAATGACTGGAAGGCTGACCAGGCTATGTGGGATGATGAAGGTGTTATGATGGATATGATTGGCGCCGGATATTATGACCCGGAAATGATTGATATTGATAAGCAGCTTTCTATTAATCCTTACGGTTATCAAGAAGCATACCTCAATAATGATTTGGGTAATCCTTACATGACTCCTGGTAATAAAGATGCAAACCAGGATGAATATTTCCTTTATCAATTAGGCCTTGGAGGTATTTAATGTACGATCCGTCTGAAGCACTTTTGCAATTAGGACTTTACGATTATGTCTGGGGCAATCCTTCACTGCTTCAGACGTATAACGCCAATGTCCAGGCACAGAAAGCCAGAGAAGAGCAGGCACAATACAATAAACTCTGGAAGGCTATTGAAGACAAGAAAGCTGAAGAAAGAGCAGCAAGTGAACGTAAACAGGAACTGAAAGAGGCTTCTGTTGAAATGGCAAAGCTTAATCGTGAACTTGTCAATGCAAGGCCGCAAGACGCTATCATTATCCAGCGTCAACAGGAAGCATTAGTTAATAAGTTTCCTGAATTACAAGGTTCTACAGCTGATGCCATTGCTGCAAGAAATGCTGAAAATAAGTATCAGGCTGATAAGGTCAATATTCTTGGCAAGATTCCACATACTTTTGCTAGCGATGCAGCAATTGACAAAGAAATTCAAACTATATTGAATGACCCTATTCTTCGTCCAGAAGACAAGGAAGCTGCAATTAAAGATTTACAAACTAAAAAGTCTACTGCACAGATGGTTTCTGAAGCTAAACAGTCAGCGATTGCATCTCATGGCGGCAAGAAGACTACTGAAGCATTGGAAGAAAAGGATTTGGCTGATAAATATCAGAAGATGTATCTTGAAAAGAAGATTTTGACGCCAAAGCAAGAGCAGATTCGTAGTAAATATTACGGAGTACAGTAATGGATAATAAGATTGAAGAATTTCTCGAAGAAATAGCTGCAGGTACAGACGCTGAAACCTATAATGCTATCGTAAAAGACGCGATGTCAATGGACACGAAGTCGTTTCTCGATAAACACATAACAGAGTTCGAGAAAGATCCTTCACTGTCTTTAGCAGCAAAGAAAATAGGTATTGATAAGCTTGGTAAAACCAAATGGGACAGATATTCTGAAACATTTGGTTCTTCTGATAAGGAAAATCCGTTTAAGAAGAACGAAGGTTGGTTAAAGGCTGTACATCAAGAAGACTATCCGGATATAGACTATGAGACATTTAAAAACGATATTGATAAAATGTCCAATCACTGGGAAAACGAAAAGAAGACCCGTGAATATGAATCCGGCAGATATAAGCGTGAGCAGGAAGTAAAGAAAGGCGGACCTAAGTGGTGGCTTGCTTCTGAATATTCTAAGAACCGTTATATCAATGAGCCTGAGAAGTCTATATTCTCAGACGAAGGAGCTATTCTCAATAAGGGCGACGATATTCGAGATGTTATGCTTGGCGGCGCTGGTACAGTCGGTGACTTTATTCCAGGAATTGGTGCAGTTTTAGGACCTGCTGCTAGAGGAGTTAGAGATGTAGCTAATTACGGTACTCCGTACGGCAAGGAACTTGGCGACATTGCTGGTGAGCGTGCATGGGACTTAGGAACATTCGGTGCTGCAGCTTTGTTACCTAATTTCAGACGCGGAAAACGAATGTTAAATGAACTCGGACGTGAAGCTCCGGGTGTCGGTAACGTAATTAAGTCCAGTGAGCTTAAGAATGATATTGGCGAAACGTTAAGAACATTAGATGCCTTGTCTGACCCGTATCGTGGTGGTGCTCCGACATTTGCGGATGTTACTACTCGTATAGCTAGAATGCCTGAAAGTCCTGCAAAGGCTGCATTACAGAAGAAACTTGATGCATTTACTGATGTCGGTAATCCTGAAGCTCTCGAAAAGTTCTATCAGGATATTGCTAAAACGGCAAAAAATCAGCAATTTTTCTTTACGAATTATGCCGGTATCGGTATTAAAGATGGTAATTTCTTTGTAAAGCCAATGAAAGTAGAAGAGCAAAGGATTCCGCCATTTAAGATTCAAGAATTAATGAAAACTGGCCTAACTCGTGAACAGGCAATAAAAGCCCTTAAACGTGAAAACGATGTAATCGGAAAGAAAGTAGCAGAAAGCTACCAGCCATTACGTCAGCGTGTGGCGGAAACAAAACCTCTTGGCACAGTCGGTAAGTTTATGCGTGATAAGGCACTTCCGTTTGAGAATAAGATTGAACAAGGTCTTGCAAAGCAGACTGGTCGTGTCGTAGAAAACGATATTGCCGATAAAGACCGTAAACTTAAGGACTGGTATATCAAGAATTACGCTAGGGACTGGGAACTTGGTTTCAAGCCGAACGAAAAGGAAGGCGATCCGCTTTGGGAAGCTTACAAAGAATATAAAGGAATTAAATAATGTACAATTTTGTTGATACATGGGCAGTAATATTCAAGAACGACGGCAGGCCGCTTGTTGGAAAGATTGAATTCTGTGATCCGGTGACCACAGAACTTAAGACAATTTACAACGTAGACGGTAGAGAGCTTCAGAACCCAATCTACACTAACGCGATTCCTTCCAGCCAGATTATGCTGGATAACGGCGACTATACGGTTCGCTACTACGAATATATCGGTCCCGTCCAGATGGAAGGCGATTATTCGGAAGAACATTGGCGTCTTTACAAGACTGAACTCGTAAAGCAGAACGTCATTGTAGGCGATAACGATACCACGGGTATTTATGCCACTATTACGACAATCGAGCAGTTGAAAGAAAAGGAAACTCCAACTGACGGTTCCGTTGTTGGTGTTGTCGGTTACTACACTGCTGAAGACTGTCCTCTCCGTTACTATGTCTGGCATGAATCCGGAAACTATACGGACGATGGCGGTGTCGTTATCAAGTCCAATCACACGTCACAAGGCGCTTGGGTTATGAAGATTCCAGGTTCCTATATTGACGTAAGGTGGTATGGCGATATTCCGTCTAATCAGGTCGCAGGTACCGGTTCTAACTTAGGCCAGAGAACAAAGGCAGCTACGGCAGCTAACAAGTATCATAAAGATTTGTATTTCCCTTCATATGGAAAAGGTTCTGTAACTGGTTTCTATATGTTTGACGGCTCCAATACGGTTTCTGTCAATAAGGATATTATTGTCGACGATGCAGTAAGATTTACGGTAAAGCACGGTACAGAAGGAACTCAAGTAACATGTCATGAACTCAAGGCATGCGAGAAGTATCTGTTCGTATCTGAACTTAATGAAACTATCGGCGGATATAGCATCATAGCAGACGTTATCAATACCGGATGGTATTCTAGCGACAAATCGCAGGCTGCAGGTGCACGTGTAAAGTATGTAATTGACAGAATGAGCTCGCCGCTTTCGTTCTCAAATACTTATGTCGAATTGGCAAATACGCCTTCGCATACGGTGACATTTGATAATTGCCATATCGACGGTTACAAGAAACTTTCCGGTTATGTCGATATGTCAAATATGGTTATTAAGACCGACTGGTTCGTTGATGATTACGACTGGTCCAAGCTTACGCTTAATAATTGTCAGATTGAACTCGAAAACTGTAAAGACGCGAATACGTACATATTGCTTAAGACAAAGCAGAATGACCCGAATTACGGCGACTTAGGCGAACAGCACATTAACGCTACGGTTTTGACTGGAGGCACAATCGAAAATTGCTATGGAACCATTACGGTTTCTGGAACGGGGTCGCTTGAATTCCATAACGTGTCTCTTACTGTTAACGGTATTAGTTCGGCTAATGACATCAATGCAGTCGATTCTTGGTTGACGTTTAATACAGATGCTACAATGAATTCTATACAGCTGCGTAGAGGGTCATTACAGGGTTCTGGCGTTTTGCGCATTATCTCTACTTCGCTGTTGGATAATGTCGACATCAATAATCCGATTAACTGTCTCGGTGCGGATATGACGATTAAGAATTCTAACATCAACGGCTATGTTGCTGCGACGAATATTAACTTAATCAACAACCAAATCTATAACGAGATTAGTCAGCAAGATATTGGCGGCGTAATTACGATTAATTGCGTTTCAAATATGTTCCATAATACTACTAATAATGTACCGGCAAGGCATTATGTACATGCGACTACGGCTGATACAGTTGTTAACGGTATTTGGGCTAAAAACGGTTCTTCTTATGATACGGTTCATTGGATTCGACTCGACCGTACGAATTTGAAGTACCAGGACGCAGATCATCACTATACATACACGGGCAATTCTGAACCTTATCTTATGAAATGGTCCGGTAGAAATCATCCTATGCAGTTCTATAAGTATAGCGGTTACCGTGTCGACAGTTCTCGCGGTGCTGGCGTATTCCAGACTATGACATTGCCGTTCTTGTTCTTCAACTTAAGGACGAGAATGATTACTGTCGTTAACCGTCAAAACTATTGGAAGATGTTTACGGTCGGTCGCGGAACTCTAATGAGAAGTGGACATATCGGTTCTAACGATTTAGGATTCGGTATTGTTGAAGGCGATTACCGTGATTATAAGTGCGGCGACGTTTGTATTCTATGGTTCTGGGGTTCTAGAGTAACTAAGATAAACGACCAGCTAGTAGGACGTGCTGAATGCGTTTCTTTGGATGCTGACGGCGAAGCTGAATATAAGACCAGTTTTGAAGAGACAACCAAAGACCATACATCAAGTGAATTCTCCCAGGGTGTTGAAATCGGTAACTATCCGTCTAGCGAATGGGGTTCTTCTCATCCTACAGAACACTGGGCTGTATATCCTGATACTATTTACCGCGAGCAGACTGCATTATGCGTGTACATAGACCCGGACTTCAGTACGGTTAACAACCCTCAGCCTTTATAAATATAATCAGTAGCAACGTGGGCTTTAATCACGAAAAAGGAATATTTAAATGAACTATTCAGAAGCTGTTTCCGTAATGAACGGAGAAAAAAGTATCGATGACTACTTGAAGCAGGACGAATCTCAAAACGTACAGCCGCAGGAATCTGAGACGGAAGTTGGTAACGACTCAATTGCCGGGGAGAATAAGGACAGCGAACCTCCCGAAAATAAGGACGAAAATGTCGTTGAGGAACCGGATGAAGGCCTTGAGAAAGCCGACAAAAAGGATAAGCCTCGGAAATCTTATAGTGCTCTTGAAAAGCAACAGCATGCTTTCGCTACGCAGAAGCGTAAACGTAAAGAAGCCGAAGCATTACTGAAGCAGCGTGACGACGAGATTCAAAAGCTTAAGGAAGAACTTGAGAAATACAAGGGCCTGACGCTTGAAGATTTCGGTAACGACCAGCAGAAGTACACAGACTATAAGATTGATCAGCGACTGGGCAACGAGAAGGTCAAGAGTATGACCGATTCCCTTGAACAGGAGCGCAGACAGATGGCTATGGAAGAAGCCGCCGAACTTGCAGACATCAGGTTGCAGCAATGCTATCCGGACGAAGCCGAAAGAGAAAAGTATCAGGGGTTGATACAGAAGGCTGAAACCGACTTCGCATCTATGCATCCGGAAATCGGTTATGCGAAATTCAGCGATTTCCTGCTTAGCGAAAAGGACAGAAGCGTGTTGACGTATCTCCAGGATTCCGATATGGCGCCGAAACTTATCAGGCATTTCATTCACAAGCCTGAAGCGGCACTGAGAATTATGGCTATGCGCAATCCGAATATGAAATTTATCGAGCTTAAGCAGTTGGAAAACCGTATGATTCAGCATGAACGTATCATGGCTAGCAAGGCAAAAGCAGTTCCGCCGCAGCCTAAGGTCCTTCCAGATACTGGCAAGGCATTGAACAATAACATTATCGATTCAGGTCCGGATTGGGGCCGTCCATGGAGTAAACAGGACGCTGTAAACTGGATTAAGAATCACCAAAGATAGACCAACATTAAACATCGATAAACTTTAACATAAAGGAAATTTCATTATGGCAGTTACAGTTTCTACCAACAATACAATTGAAACCCAAAAGTTGGCCACCGTCGTGGCTCTCGAAGTCGCTAAGAACGCTGGCTTCCTCAAACTCGCATCTAAGGACTATTTCGGTTCCCAGATTAACGGCAACATGAAGGCTGGTCAGTCTTATGACTTCATCCTTCCGGATGCTGGTAATACGGTCGACGGTCTGGTTGCAAATCCGCGTGACATCGTTGAACGTAAGGTCTCGCTCTCCATTAAGAACAAGGTTAACTCTGTCAAGACTAACGCTCTCGAAGGCGTAACTGACATCAAGTGGGAAAAGGAAATCGGTCCTTCCTACGCTGCTAACCTCATTAACAAGACCCTTAAGGAAGAAGTTGGTAAGGCTGTCAAGGAAGCTACCACGGTCTTCGTCGGTTCTGGTTTTAAGCCGATTGCCGAAGCTGGTGCTTACCTCCAGTCCATTACCACTGAAGACCTCCAGGGCTTTATTGACCCGATGGCTCAGGCAGTTCTCGCTGCTAACGGTCAGGCTTTCGTTCCGACTGGCGCACCGGATGCTCTTTACGGTAAGGGCACTCTCGGTAACTTCCAGGGCGTCGATTACAAGGCTGAACGTTGGCTCGACAAGGTGAAGGTTAACCTCACTGCTGAAGGCGCTGGTGTTCAGGGCTATACCGCTTCTACCGGTAACGGTGATCCGGCTAAGCTCCAGCTCTCTGGCGTTACCGGCACTATCAAGGCTGGTACTCCGATTTTCGTCGACGGCTGTTACGCTTGCGACACTATCGGTATGGAAACCAACGCTCCGTATGCATTCATCGCTCTGGGCGACGTAACTGCTAACGGCGTTATCTCCGCTCAGCCGATTTACACTGCTGACAACGGTACTCGTACTTGCTCTAAGGCTCCGGCTGCTGGCGACACCGTAACTCTTCCGGATAACGGTAATTACGGCCTTGCTTACATCCGTGCTAAGGACGCTTACAACTTCAGCCAGGTCGACAAGCTTGACATCAAGTTCTCTAAGGAAGCTGCTGTTGGTGACGTTGACGGTCTCCGTGTTTCTCTCAACCAGTGGACTGACGGTACATCCGCAGAAAACTTCAGCCGTTGGGACTTCACTTACCTCGCAGGTACGGTTGAACCGCGTCTCGTCACACTTGCAATGTTTAAGAACGCTTAATAAAAAATAATCGGTTAACGATTCCTTCCCGATATTTCCCTCTAGGCTCTGCTTAGAGGGTTTTATTATTCAATAATTCTTCAATTTCAGCCATCGAAGGTTCTTTACCATATTTCTCTTCATGGGCCTTTGCAGAAAGTACAAGAAGAGCGGCAATAGCGGCACAGATAACGACAGGCATGATGCCGAACATGAAGATTGCCCAGATGATTGCGAAGATTGCGAGTGCGATGTAAAGTTTCATAATGTCCTTCCTTATTGTTATGTCATTAATATAGTAAATTGCCTTTCGTTCGTCAACCCTGTCTTGTATAAATAATACATGATACATTCCGCATCGGAAGTGGGTGCTTATAGGAGGTTATAGTGGCTGTAGATACCCAGAAGCTGTTTTATCTTTTAGATCCTGTATTCCAGATTGAGAATCTGGCAGGAAAGCCGGTAGTCGGCGGACATATCGAAGTCTTCATAGCCGGCACCGATACAAAATACATTACTTGGCAGGACTGGGACGGCGCTCGTAACCCGTTCAAAATTCCATTAAAGTCTGACGGTCGTGCGGTTATACTCGTAGAACCGCAGTATACTTACGACGTTTACGTTTACGACTCTTTTAACAACATGGTCTGCAGCAGATTAAACGTATCCCCCGCTATAGGGGGCGATGTTTCTGTCTCAGGCCTAACACAAGTTTTTCATGATGAGACTATTTCAGGTAATGGAACTCCTCAGGAACCAATAGGCGTTGTCTCTGCGGGCAAGGTATACCAAGGTATCGAGCCGATTGTAGTCAATAATGACTTAGACAAGATTTCGGCTAACCACGTGCCGCTCGGCGTCCAGGATCCGTTATATTTCGTCCAGGACGACGAGGAAGGATGTATTATCGGCTTTTCCGGCCAGACAATTCCGGAAGGAGTAATGACCGAAAGCGGTCTGGGATTCGAGAACGACAAGATTACCGGATATAATGGCTCAGCTTTCTCAGCAGGTAACGAATATGAAGCAGGATCTTACATTTCTATTACTGATAATACTATTTCTGTTACTGGCTTACAACCTGAGGGCGATTACGCTTACAATTCTGCACTTAGCTCTAAACTAGACGTTACTGCCTCCAGCCAGTTCTTGACAGGATTGCCGGAAGATTTGATGTATTCCGGTGACATGACGGCATACCAGCCGGTAGGAGATTACCAGACTGCAGGCGACTATCTTTCTGCGTCGGATTCAGCCAATTTCCTCCTTACTGGCGATTCCGCAAACTTCCTGTTGACTTCGGATTCGGGTAACTTCTACCCTATGGAAGGAAATCCGAGCGGCTTCTTGACTGCCCACCAGAGCCTTGACGACTATGCAACAAAGCAGTGGGTTGAAGACAAGGGCTATATTACGGGTATCGACATCGCGGAGAGCGCCAACTGGAACGAAGCCACTACTGTAGTCAATAACAATTCGGCTATCTGGAATTCAACGACCGAAACGGTTTCCAGTAATTCAGCCGCATGGGGTTCTGCTACGCCTCAGATTCCTGTTACAGGCATTAACGGTATCAAGATTTCGGAATCCGGCGATCAGGTCGTATTCGAGGTTTCTGGCGATTACTACACTAACGATAACCCTTCTGGATTTATTACCGGTGTCGATTTAAGCGACTATGCAACTACGGCTCAGCTCGCCGAAAAACAGGATTCCTTGAGCTACGGCTATCACGATACTGCGATAAGCTCTATCGACGAGTCCGCCATTTACGATACTTCTGCTCATGCACGTATCAATACGCTGGCTGGCCGTATTTCAGATTTGTCTTCTAACAAGCTTGACACTTCTGCATTCAGCGATGTTTCTGGAACGTTCTTGACCGCTCATCAGGATTTAAGCGATTATCAGACAACTGCAGGAATGACAGCATACCAAGAAGCAGGTGACTACTACTCAGCATCTAACCCGTCTGGATTCATCACCGGTGTGGATTTGACGCCTTATCAGACAATCGAAGGCATGACTGCTTACCAGCCTGTAGGCGACTATTTGACCACGGCCGATTCTGCCAATTTCTACACGACTGCCAACGAATCCGGTTTCATTACTGGTGTTGATTTAACTCCGTATCAGTTAACTGCAGACATGACTGGTTACTTGACTACAGCTGATTCTGCAAACTTCTTGACTGCCGTACCTGATACTTATTTGCAGAACACTGACTTGACAATTAGCGACGGAAAGATTACCGAAATTTCTGGCGTTCCTTTGTCAGCAGGTGACGAATTTCCTCAGAGTGCTACTGAAGCTATCGAGACCGTAACTGCTAATTCTGCTGACTGGAACGGAACTACAGAAACCGTAAGTTCTAATTCTGGTGCTTGGGGTGGTAGTGCTCTCCCGATTTCTGCAGGTAATGGTGTAAAGATTAGTTTACAGAATGATACACTTGTATTTGAATCTGACGAAACAGTTTTAGTAGATAATGGTAATACAGCATATAATGCATCATTTACATTAAATGAACCTTTGAGTTCTTTTGAAAGATTTAGAATTTATGGTTGTGCATTATCTGACGGTAAAACATTCATTTCTTGTATGGAACAGGAACCTGTAACTGGTAGTTATATATCTTATAATGGAACTTATATGATTCAAAATGGGTATCCAGTAAAGTATATGTTAGGATATTCTAGTGATAATGATTTGACCTATACCATTTTACAAAGCAGGCGTGAATGGACAACACCGGATGGAACTGCTTGGGCATGCAACTATAATCCAACAACGGATGCAGAAAAACCAAAAAACGGTTTTATTTATAAAGTAGTAGGTATCAACAGAATAGCAGGTGAATAATGGCAGATTTGTATAAAATACAATATGCGAACAATACATTAACCTATCCCGGTTGGAATGGGTTTTTGCAATATGAAAATAAGGCTG